TTATTAAGAAGATGAGCACATGTACTTAGTATAGTTGGAACCAATAGCTCCTCAACTGGGTCTCTTGCTACAGAGCTATAAGCCTCATAGATCATAGGCCAAGGCTCAGGCCATGTACTCATTACACCATTAGGGAAGCTAGGTATTCTACCAGTCCTTACCTCTGGTGCATCTCCTATCCTGCTATCACTATCCTTCTTATCAATAGCAGTCTGGAACTGTCTATCTAAATCTTTCAACCTATTGTATATATCAGAATCTCTTTCTGGCCCATGCCTACCTAATGCTGCTTCCATCATAACTCTTAGCGCAGCCTTATGGAATGCAAACTTACCATCACCGTCATCCGCTACAGCTTGATAAGCAAAGTCTCTAACTGGCCTATGAATATTACTTCCATTAATGATATCATGCATGCTTTCTTCTAATGTTTTGCCTTTTGGCTCAGAATAGCTCTCCTCTTTTGCTTCCTCTGAATCCTTCTCTTTCTCTGCTTCGCCTTTGACATATATTATCTCCCAATCTTTGCCTTTATAGTAAGTCCAACATTTATATAGCCCATCATTTATATCATCCCTTTTTGGAAGATACCATGGTTGGCTCCAGGATTTCATCTCTCCACCAGGTGCTGTAATATGAAGACCTGCACTCCCCAGCTTCCTAAGTAACCTAATAATATTATATACTAAGTCCTTTCTCTCATACTCTTTATCAGTAGGTATTATAACACGAAACTTATTCTTCTCAGCGGAATGACTATGAGTAGTAGTGAGTATGAAGTTAATACCTTCACTCTCAAGAAAGTCTGCTACCTTCTGTGGATCAGGAGCATTACCTCCCTCCTTACCTTCATCGCCATCTATTACTAGCAGTCTACTAAGCGGAATGTCTTTGTCTTGCCTTGTGCCTATGCACTCGCCTCTGACAAAATAGCCTTGCCTTTTCATCCCATCATAGCACTGAGTTAGTCTTCTGTCTTTCGTTAAGCCTTCAAAGTTTTCATAGTTTCCTTTCTCTGCTTCACTGGGATAGACATTAGTCTGATCCCCCTCAAAGAAACTTATATTATACATTGCGTATTACCTACTTGGCTTTAGGGTTAATTAAGTTCTTGGCATATATCACCAAGTATGCTCCATCCATCCAAGCAAGCCCATTACTCACAATAGCAACTACATCAGCAATGAAAGCAAATTGACCACCTTCTTCACATTTGCACTCGCCTGGAAGCTGGTTCCATAAATCATCAATTGTTACTGATCCATGAGATTCTGTTAATCCCTTTCGACCAAACATCTCATATACATAACTATTGTGTATATAGATGGCCAAGTTAAGTTGCCTACCATTTAATTTACTCATTGTTATTATCCTAGGTTATTGTTAAACACCTATTTTATCTTAATAAGCGCCCTCCTATTCTACGCCTATATAGTAGGACTTAAAAGATACCTTTAGTTATACTAAAGTAAACCCTTATAACCTTTTAAACTATCGCTCTCTCTTATATAAGCGTATAATAGTAGGCTATCCGAAAGGGTATATAAACGAACTAAATTGAATACTAACTGTTAAGGATTTACAATATGGATAACGCAGAGTTGTTAGAACTTATCTCGAACTATCAGAATGCTAAGTTGGCGTTCGAGATGTTAAAGAAAGATGAAGCGCGATTAAGAATTGAACTGCTTTCCGCTCTATTCCCTAATGGTAGCGGCTCTGAGAAAGCCGAGATAGGCGACCTTATCATCAAAGGTAACTTTGGATATAATATCAAGCTTCACGCTGTTGAATTAGATGCTGCCTTCGCTTCTCTATCTGAAGAAGAGCAGAACTGTATAGTGTTCAAGCCTTCCCTAGTGATGAAGAACTATAATGACCTCGAATCATCGAAAAGACCTTTGCTTGATGAGTGTATCTCTGTATCTCCTGCTATGCCTTCCCTCAAGATAGAAGCTGTTAAGGGAGAAGATGAATGATTACTGAGGCTAAAGCATTAGAGGCTATCCAAGAACTTATCACTGAGCTTGAGTCTATCTATGAGCAGATAGTTGACCACGGTTTGACTGATGATACTCGTGAGGAACTGGAGAGCCAGTCTGGTGCCATCGGTACTATCCTTGGGGAATGGGAGCAATCGTAATGGCCGAATCCGTTGATGAGTTCTTAGCCAGAGGTGGCAAGGTACAAGAGCTAGAGCCTACTGAGAGAACATATCGAGATGAGAATGCTTTCAGAAGGTCTTATAAGCGTAAGCAGGATGAAGAGAACTATACTGACTTCCAAATGAGACAAGCAGAGAATGAAACCCACTGTAAGAAACCAGGAAACATATAATGAAAGAATCTGAAATGAGTAGCTTATACGAATGGCAAGACCAAATAGAATTAATGCGAGCAATCGTAAAGGCTGTTGATGAAGGTAAAGAGATACAGTACAAAGATAGCGAAGGTAACTGGGTTCCTAAAGTATCAGGTAGATTTAGATTTAGCTTCCATAAGTACAACTACCGAGTAAAACCTGAGCAGTTAGTAAGATGGATAAACTTTTATGACCACGGAAGCCATGCTTACGGAAGCAAAGAAGAAGCTAAGAAAAACACTGTTGGGGATTGTATAAGAGTAGCCGTTAAGATGGTAGAGGCTGCTGATGAGGTAGAAGATAATGAAAACTAAGAAAACTGAGTTTAAGCAAAAGGTAGGCATCTGGGCAATCCCAAAAAGCTCCTACCAAATAGAACAGAATCCTGACGATGAGCCTTTTGACTTCCAAGTAAGAACTGATAAGCCTTGGATAAATGGCGCTGTTCAAGTGTATGAAGAAGAGATATCAATGACTGTTCCAGAAGGTATTGATATAACTATGAAGGCTATTGAGACTCTTAATGCAGCTAAAGTAGAGCTTCAAGCGTCACTTAATTCGCAGATAGCGGAAATAAATGGTCAGATATCAAATCTTCTTAGGTTAGAGTGTATACCTGATGAGCCTGAATCCTTTTATGGTGAGCCTATATGTAATGAATGTAGGTCAGCGCCCTGTATATGCTTGAATGAATTAGATGATTTTGATGATATACCATTTTAAGGAGTCAAAGTAATGTCAATTAGGATTCAGAAGACAACTGATATAGTTATAGATTCCGTGAAGTGCGTAGTCTATGGTGGGGCTGGAGTTGGTAAGACACGATTATGTGCCTCCGCTCCTAGTCCTATCATCATATCAGCCGAGTCTGGTCTCTTATCACTAGCTGAAACTAGCTGTGATTACATAGAGATCAGTACGCTTAAAGAGCTTGACGATGCCTACAAATGGGCTAAAGGTTCTAAAGAAGCGGAAAATTATGAAACAATCTGCCTCGACTCTTTATCAGAGATAGCGGAGGTCATTATACAGGAGCTTAAACCTCAAGTTAAAGACCCTCGACAGGCTTATGGACAGATGGCTGATGCTATGATGCCCATGCTTCGTAAGTTTCGTAACCTTAAAAGTAAGCATACTTTGTTTACCTCTAAGCTGGTAGTGATGCAGGATGAGGAAACAGATAAAATATCTGAAGAACTCATGTTACCAGGCAGAGTGCTACCTGCTCAAGTACCTTATATGGTAGATGAGCTATTCAAATTGAAGGTTGATCGAAAGGGAGTTGCTATGTTACAGACAGTTCCTGATAGATTATCCTTCGCCAAAGACAGATCGGGTGCTTTACTAGCTGCTGAAGCTCCTGATATGACTGCTATTATCAATAAGATAATGGCTAAAGCAGCAAAGAAACTAACTTAAATAGGAAACTTGAAAATGGCACTATTACCTGACGTATTTATACCTGATGAAGCTGATGCTAACCCGTTCGCACCTATCCCTGCTGATTGGTATGAGGGTGAGATCACTAAATCTGACCTTAAAGTTACCAATGATAAGGCTGGCAAGTATATTGCTATGTGCTTCAAGGTAACTAATGGCGAATATGAGAATCGTATGATCTTTACGAACCTTAATATCGTCAATAAGTCCGATGTGGCTGTGAAGATAGCGCGTTCTGACTTAAAAGCTATCTGTGAAGCTGTAGGTTTTGAAGGTGAATTAGAAGATACGGAAGACTTGCACAATATTCCGCTTATGTTCAAAGTCTCTATCAAAGCGGAGACCTCTCAATGGCCTGCTAAGAATGAGATCAAATCATTCAAATCAACAGCTGATATTGACGACATACCTTTTTAACCAACTATCGCCCTCTGAAATGAGGGCACTCTGAGAATACTATTATGCAAGATATAGTGAATATGGAAGAATTGAAAGATAAAGTAAGACCAGAAATGGTTCTTATGATTGACACCCTAGTTGAAACACTAGAAGTTGTAGTAGTTCTTATGAAAGAGTGTGGTCTTAAGCAACATGAGATTGTAACTGTCCTTGTATCATCAGTCACTACAGCTTTACTTCGTGAAGTAAAAAGCATTGAAGGTTTGTATGAGATAATGGCTGGGTGCGCCGAATCTATTGGTAAGAGCATATCGCCTTCTGAAAAAGAGGAGGTGCATTAGATGCTTATTACTAAAAAATGCCCATTTACTGGCGAGGTAAATCAGAAAGAGATACCAGTCACTCCGCTTCAACTAGAGCGATGGGAGAAAGGCGAGCTTATACAGAAGGCTATGCCTAATCTAACGGACTCACAACGAGAATTCATAATGACAGGCATCACTGATGATGTTTGGAACGAAACTTTTGGAGAAATATAATG